GAATGATAGCAACTGAAATAGTTTTAGTAGTAATGGCTTGCATAGTAGGTGCTGTATGGACTTCCTACAAGACAGGACTTCGTAAAGGAATAGAAACCACTCTCGATCAGCTTGAAAGTGCTGGCATTATAGAATTTGACGCGGAGTAATGGTGAGCGAGGCCCGCCTAGAGCCAAAGCTAGTAGCTATGGCATTGAGAAAAGAAATAGAATTTGCAATGACACTTGTAAAACCCGGCACAAAAGGTGACATTCAATCGGCAATACGATGGATGGCAATACGAGTACAGCAACTAGAAAAAGGGCCTGGGCAGCCCCAATAAAATGCCCAACATTGACAAAACCAAGCCTTCCGAAAGGGGGCATAGCGCACACCGAAAGGGTGCAAAGGAGAAAAATATGAACAATCTAGCAAGATTGAATGTGGCAGACTTCCCAAAATTCTTTTTGGGGTTTGACCGTTTTGAAACTGTAAACCCGAATATTGACGGGGGATACCCTCGATATAACATCGTAAGGACAGAATCTGGATACCGTGTTGAGATTGCAGTTCCGGGATGGAACAAGTCCAATATCGAAATATCACAGCATAAAGATGTCTTGACTGTAAAAGGTTTATGTAAGCAAACGGAAAAAGACGGTGAGTCATATATATACAAGGGGTTGAGCGGAAAAGAGTTTGTGCGAACATTTACGTTACACAAGCACGTGCAGCTCAAGAAAGCTTACATGAACAGAGGTCTCCTATGCATTGATCTGGACGAAGTAGTACCAGACGAGGATAGACCTAAGATGATAAATATCGAGTGAAAAAATGTACAAGAAGGTCAGAAATTATCTAGATAACTGCGACGGACTGCTATGCGAAGCCATATGGTGTCAAGTCATGTTTTGGGGAATGCTACTAGCAGCTGCTGCACACTAACTAGAGGGCGGGGAAACCCGCCCATTTCTACCAAGCCAAGAGAAATTTATGGCACTAGGATTTATAAAAGAATTAGTAGGCCCAGTCACGGGTCTAGTATCGGAGTTCATTGAGGACAAAGATCAAGCAAATAAGTTAGCGCACGAGATTGCTACACTTGCAGAAAAGCAAGCACATCAACAAATAATGGCACAGGTTGATGTAAACAAACAAGAGGCAGCACACAAGTCTTTGTTTGTAGCAGGATGGAGACCTGCAATTGGTTGGATATGTGGTTTGGGTATGCTGTCCAACTTTATTATAGTACCTATGACAAATTTTGTACTGGCACTCACAGGAAGTCCTGTAGTAGTGCCCCTCATAGAACTGGAAACAATGATGCCAGTTTTACTCGGAATGTTAGGTTTAGGTGGAATGAGGTCTTATGAAAAAGCAAAAGGTATCGCTAGAGAAAAATAAAATGGCAAACATCAAACTTCATGAGTATTGGAGTGACGATAAAAATAGAAAAGCTTCCGTACATAAAAATGACCAAGGTTTTTATGTAAAATTATCAGAAGGAGGCTACCTTCGAGAAGTGCGTAGACTATACAACCAAAGTGAGGAGTATGCTAAAGATTGCGCTGAAAATTTTGTTCTCGGAGTGTTTAACTTGTGAAAAGAAGAACTTGGCTAAGACTGAACACAGTAGCGGATAGAAATATGGATGATGGTTTAAAGAAAGTACATAAGAGAGAGGATACAAAAAGAAGAATGCAAGCAAATACAAATCACGAGATAGAAATGATTAAGCAACAGCAAAAGGCAGAAGCACCTTTGTTTAAAGATATAGATCCTTACTCCGGCTCAGACTGGAATGAAAATAGAATGGATATCATTGGACAAAATGGCAACGATGGCCAACACTACGACGATCCAATAGATGGTCGCTGGAATTGGTACGGGGCCGAAGAAGAAGACGATGTTAAAGATACTCCTAAAGATAAAGAACCTGATGCTACAGGTATGGAGGAAGATCCTCCAGCATCGCCGAAGATTGTGCGAAACAAAAGAGGAAACTATGAAATTTGAAAAGCTAATAGACCAGCTTATGTATGACGAAGGCGTCGTATATAAAATTTATGAAGACCATCTTGGGTATGCTACTTTTGGCATTGGACATCTTGTAAAAGAAAGCGACCCAGAGTATGGAAAGCCTGTAGGTACTCCTGTATCAGAAGATCGTGTAATGCAGTGCTTTCGTGAAGATTACGATATAGCAGTAAGAGAATGCGCTATTCTTTATGGGGAAGATTGCTTTGAAGACTTTCCTCGTGAAGTACAAGAGATTCTAGTAAACATGATGTTTAACATGGGGCGCCCTCGATTATCTAAATTTAAGAGAATGAATGCAGCGTTAAAGGTAGAAGATTGGAAAGAAGCAGCAAAAGAGGGACGAGATTCACGTTGGTACCGACAGGTAACAAACCGAGCTGAGAGATTGATGTCCAGACTTGAAAGTGTCGAACTTTAATTTAACAATAGTACTGGGAGCAAAGGGATGGAAGGAAATACTGGGACTAAGTACAGAGCAGTATTCATATCGGACCTACATTTAGGCTCTAAACACTGTAACTCAGATGCGTTGCTGGAGTTTCTTACAAATATAAATACAGAAAAACTTTTTCTAGTGGGAGATATTATTGATGGTTGGAGACTACAAAAAAAGTGGTTTTGGCCAAATAAACATAATCGTATTTTACAGAAGATTCTAAAAATATCCAAAAATATCGAAGTTATTTATATAACAGGCAATCATGACGAGTTTTTACGCAAGCTTCCAGAGATGTCTTTTGGAAATATTTCAATAGAAAATAGAGTAACTTACTTAGGATTAGACGGAAAAAAATACCTTGTAACACACGGAGATATTTTTGATAATCTAATGAATAGTTTGTATGGTAGATTTATAATGCACTTCGGAGATTTTGCTTATGATAAATTACTGTACCTAAATAGGCTAGTAATACGATTTCGAAAACTATTTAAGCTATCGCCTTGGAGTTTATCTAAATACCTAAAAACAAAAGCAAAAGCAGCTTCGAACTATATAAACGATTTTTCATTTGAAATGTCAAAGTACTGCAAACATAAAGGCTACGACGGGGTCATTTGCGGACACATACACCATGCTGAGATAGTAGAGTATGATGGCATTACCTACATGAATGATGGTGATTGGTGTGAATCCTGCACAGCTCTCGTAGAAACTCAAACTGGTGACTGGAAAATCCTAAATAATTCTTGACATTTTTTGCTAAACCGAGTATAATATGCTCTATGAATATTTTTATACTAGATGAAGATTTGGATCGCTGTGCAGAGTACCATGTTGACAAGCACATCATAAAGATGCCCCTTGAAGCAGCACAAATGCTCTGTACAAATATGTGGATAGATAAATACTTTGGCTATGTGCCGGAAAAACTAAACAAAAAACAGCTCGCACATTTGCGAGAGGTGAAAAAAAATGAACCAAGGGACTTCCCTTACCTTCCGACAATGCATAACCATCCTTGTACTATTTGGGCTCGCACTAGCCTGGACAATCATGAATGGTTACATTGCTATGCAGTGGCACTCAACGATGAGTATGGATACCGATACGGAAAAAGCCATAAATCAGTGCATTCAGTCATACTTACCCTACCGGAACCAGTATCAATACCACGAATTGGACTTACTCCATTTGCACAGGCTATGCCAGACTCGCTTAAGGGTGGAGACGCAGTAGATGCATACCGACGATTTTATCACAAAGACAAAGCAACATTTGCATCCTGGAAGTATCGGGATAAGCCACCATGGTGGAATGAAGAAGAAGCAAGTTATGAAGAACGTATTACTCGTTAGTAGTATATTTATATTAATTGGATGTGCGAATAAACCTCCAACCGTGGAGAGTATTCTCACAGAAACTAAAACGGAAAGATATAGAAGCATTAACTGTCCTACTACAATGATAAAAGTATGTAATGGTCCTGATAAAGAAACTGTTGCAAAGTATGAAAATTTATACTGCTCTTGTTCAAGTAGAAGGGATGTTGAACACGCTCTAAGACTTAAAATGTGGGATCAAATAAACATATGAGAGGATTAATAGTTATTGCAGTAGTAGTCTGTTTTCTATTTGGATGCAGTACTTATACTGGTAAACCAAGTCAGTGGGACTACATGACTCCTGACCATGTAAAATGTTATGATAAGCAATTGAAGCTTTGTAGGAAACATGGCGTTCATTTAATATGTGAGTGCAGGGCTGTATAATGGAAGATGGAAATAAAATGTGGGAAGTTCATTTCGCAGATGGTGTTCCTCGCTGGAGAGTAGTCAGCTTTAAAAATGGTGCAATAATCATGGAAAGACAATTCAATGACTATGAAGAAGCGTGTGAATACTTAAATACACTTGACGATATAGTGATGCATGAGAATACTTGAAGAATACCCTCCTATCATTGAAAGAATACAAGAGACATTTGAACTCAAAGGACGCGAGATATTTACGTGGGGAGACATTATTTACAATCCCAGCGGGGTTTATATATCCGATGAATTGTTCGCACACGAGAGTATTCATGAAGAACAACAAGGAAAAGAAATAGAGCAATGGTGGGAAAAATACTTGACAGACGAAGCGTTTCGGTTTATAATGGAACTTGAAGCGCATCAAGTAGAGTATGCAGTTTATTGCGACAAGCACAAAGACCGCAATGCGAGAGCAAGATATTTACAGGCAGTGGGCCAGCGACTTTCTTCTCCGCTCTATGGAAGTATTGTATCATTGAAGATTGCGAAGGAGAGAATACAAGGTGGATGGCGTTAAGTACGATGGGGAGAAACCTAAGATGAATTTGCTTCCTCCAAAAGCAATTGTGGAAGTAGCAAAAGTATTAACATTTGGTGCACAAAAATATGATGAAGAAAATTGGAGAAAACTTGAAGATTTACAGTCCAGGTATAGCTCTGGCGCTCTTAGGCATATTTTTGCACATCTGGATTCTGAAGACCTTGATCCAGAGTCTGGGTTATCACATTTAGCACACGCTATATGTTGTTTATTATTTAAGTTGGAGATAGAACTAGAAAATGCCAAGATTGAAGAAGAAGAGCCACGAGAATCTGACGAGCAACAACATCAAACACGTGATCAATCTGTTGAATCCAACAGACTCTACGAAGCCGATAACAAAGAGAGAGGCGTGCAACATATTAAACATCTCGTACAATACTACTCGTCTTAGTAAAATACTTGACGACTATCAAGAACAAAAAGAGTATCGTGCAAGAAGAGTTTCACAGAATCGGGGCAGAGCAGCAAGACCAGACGAAGTAAAAGATATTATAAAAGAGTATCTTTCTGGAGAAAATGTAAGTAACATTTCAAAAGGACTTTATCGTTCGCCCGCTTTTGTGAAAAGCATTTTAGAAAGAATCGGAGTACCACAACGTCCTACAAAAGTAGAGGACCGTAAACAAGAATACTTTCTTCCAGATGAGTGTGTTGCCGAATCTTTTGAAGTTGGAGAAGTTGTATGGTCTGCAAACCATCATGCTCCGGCAGTTATAGACCAACATATGTCAAAAGATTATCAAGACTCACGCTCTGGTATTCAAACAACTAATTATGTTGATAGATATGGGTGTGAGTGCTATAGTATTTATGTTCGACAAAAAGTATCCACAGATGCAGATTTATGGGATATGCCAGATACTGGGGGCTTTTATGCCTTTGCTTTGGCTTACGATTTAGGAAAGCTCTCTCACTTGGAAGAATATGGAATTAACTTAGAAAACTTATAGGAGTAAAAATGCCGGTAAAATTTAGACCAACAACAAAAGTACGCAAGCCCGGTGGTGGAATCCAAACTGTTCACTACTACATGCACGCTATGCCTACACAAGAGTTACTTGACTATTTAGAGAGCAGGGCTTCGAAGCCAAAGATAAAGCAGAAGGTGAGAAATGAACTTACACGACGAGGAGTGTCCTTTGAAACCACGAGTTGACAGAAGTAATGATCCTTACTATCAAGGAAGTTTTTGGTGCTATGACGCCCAACAGTTCTTTCGTTGGGAAGAAATGCAAGACTGGTATGAAGAACAGAAACAAATCGAGTTCCAAGAGAGTGTATTCGAAGAGCTTTTGGTTACAGGTGCGTGAAAATAGTTCTTGACAGCAATGTTAAAATTCGCTATAATAATCGTTCATAATTAAGGAAACCTATGGGCGACCGATTTTATTTACAACAACTAGAATCTCTGGGTTCTTGCCCAGGGTCTCGATCAACAACAAAAAGGAAGCGCAATATGGCGTGGGATGACGATAAGAAAGCTGCTGTTATCGCAGCATACGAAGAAGCAAAACCAACTCCAGAAACCTCTATGGAAATTGTCAAAGACATCGCAGATGAGTACGAAGAGTCACCAAATGGTGTTCGAATGATTCTCAGCAAAGCCGGTGTATACGTTAAGAAAACCCCTGCAGCAAGCTCTAGCAGTGGAGGATCTTCCTCTACTGGAGGTACTCGCATATCTAAAGCAGCAGCTCAGGAAGACTTAATCGCAGCTTTGACTGATGCTGGTGTAGATATTGATAATGATATAGTTGAAAAACTAACGGGTAAAGCAGCGCAGTATTTTGCAAATGCTTTCAGGAGTTCTTCCGCCGCCTAACTCTCCTTAATATAGTGGTGCAGTAAAAGATTTTGCCAACCCACTAACTAAGGAGTGCAGGTGAAAAAGGAGGCTTTAGCAAAGTTAGTAACAGAGTATGGCGATGCAATTATCACATACCGAAGTGAAAACTCCAAAAAACTAAAATACAATGTATGCACATTAGATTTTAGTACCCCGTATATTCAAAACAAAAAGAATAGGGCAAAAGGGTCTGACGGGACTCTTTTGCTTTTTTGTTGGGATACAGATTCATACAGACTTTTAAAGCCTGAAAATGTTACAAGTGTAATACCTCTCTCTTCCGTTTTGCAAAATAGGAAGTAGTTATGGAATTATACGAAGCGCCTCCTGTTTATGAAAAAGTTATTCATGAAAACGCAGAAAAACAAACTCAAATAAGACTTACTATCAACCCTTTCCGAGGAATAGAATATCTACACCTACGAGAGTACTACATGGACTTTGAAGAAGAGTGGAAGCCTACACCCAAGGGTGTTGCAATGGAACTCGACTTCAATAATTCAAGAGAAATGTTCTCAGGATTAGTAGAGATACTCTCGCTTGCAGAATCAAAGTCCGTTCTCGAAGATCACTTCAAAGATTTTATTGACGAAATCTATAAATAGTTCTTGACTTTATTCCTGAATTTCCGTATAATATAGGTTCTATTCAGTGAGAGAACTATGAAAGAATTTTTGGATCATGCAGCAGATCAGTACTACAATGGTACGCCAATTATATCTGATGCAGAATTTGATAAACTCGCACAGATACACAACTACAGTAGTGTAGGCTACAGTGTAACTGATGGTACTCCTCACTATTTTCAAATGTATTCTCTGCAGAAGTTCTTTTCTGTAGAAGATTGCCCTGCCATCAAAAACGATGAAGGCTACCTCGGTAGCCCTAAGTTGGACGGAGCAGCTATATCTATTCTTTATGTAGACGGAAAGTTTGAACACGCACTTACTCGAGGCGATGGTAAACTTGGACGAGATATAAGCGATAAAATCCAACATATTGTACCTGATAGAATACTTACCAATCACAAAACTGTCCAAATTACTGGAGAAGTTGTTGCTCCCAAAGAGTTACCAAATGCAAGAAACTTGGCAGCGGGGTCGCTAAATCTCAAAGATGTAGACGAGTTTCTTACTCGACCTTTGAAGTTTGTAGCGTATGACGCTCAGCCAAACTTGCATTCTCTTTGGTCAATGAGTCTAAAACAGCTTTCTCAGCTAGGTTTTGACGTTGTTCTCGGTGAAGATTGGACACAAATCTATCCTACAGATGGACAAGTATATCGTATAAATAGATATGAAAACTTTGAGAAGATGGGATACACAGCCCATCATCCTCGTGGGGCTTTTGCTCTCAAAGAGCAGAAGGAGGGAGTAGTAACTAAACTACTCGATGTAAAGTGGCAAGTTGGCAAGAGCGGTGTAGTTAGTCCCGTAGCTATTCTTGAGCCTGTGCTTATAGGAGAAGCTTTGGTATCTCGTGCTACTCTTCACAATATTGAATATATCCAAGGTCTCGGACTTGAGATCGGATGCTCAGTAGAGGTGATCCGGAGTGGTGAAATTATACCCCGAATTTTGCGACGAGTTGAGAAAAAATAATTCTTGACAAACATCCCAAATTTTAGTAAAATATACGTTCAATTTCAAAGGAGCCTTTTGTGTTACAGATTCAAGCACCTACCAACTGTCCCAGTTGTGATTCAGTACTTGAATGGGTAAACCACATTCTTTATTGCCGCAATACTCTTTGCGGAGACCAATCCTCTAAGAAGATAGAGCACTTTGCAAAGACACTTAAAATCAAGGGTCTTGGTCCTGCTGCAGTCAAAAAACTACATCTTGAAGTAGTAGATGAAATCTATACTCTTTCTGAAGCAGAGATTGGCGAGAAACTTGGTTCACAAAAGCTTGCTGAGAAATTGTATGTAGAAATTAAGAACTCTGAGCTTGCACCACTGAACGCACTACTACCAGCATTTAGTATTCGTTTGATTGGCAAGACAGCAACCGACAAACTATCTACAGTATGCAGTTCCATAGATGATATAACAGAGGATAGTTGTAAAGAAGCAGGTCTCGGTCAAATAGCGACTGGCTCTCTTCTCACTTGGTTAGAGGAAGAATATCCTTTTATTGATCTTCCTCATGACTGGAAGTTTATTAAGCCCGAGAAGAAAGTATCCGTAGGTGTAGTTTGTATTAGTGGTAAGTTAAAGAGTTATAAAACCAAGGCTCAAGCCGCTCAAGTATTGCAAGAGTGTGGCTATACAATCAAAGATAGTGTCACTAAAGACGTAACAATACTCGTCAATGAAAGTGGTGTTGAGTCCCAAAAAACACAAAAGGCCAGAGAAGCTGGCTTAACTATAGTCGAAAATCTAGTAGATTTTTTAGGAGAAAAACATGGCATTGCCTAAGTGGACTGAAGAGCGTACCAATGAACTTACTGAGTTCGTTGGAGATGAAGCTCCCATATCTCAAGCAACTGTTGCAGAAGCAGCAGAGCAACTTGAAACCTCAACCCGTTCAATCTCTAGCAAATTGCGAAAGATGGGTTATGAAGTAGAATTAGCGTCTACCGCTACTACACGAACTTTTTCGGAAGACCAAGAAGCAACTCTTGCAGCTTTCGTATCAGACAACAGCGGCGAGTATACTTACACTCAAATCGCTGAGCACTTTGAAAATGGTGCATTTTCTGCCAAGTCAATCCAAGGAAAGATTCTTTCTATGGAACTGACCGATCACGTCAAGCCTGCCCCCAAAGTAGAAGCAGTGCGAACCTACTCTCCAGAGGAAGAAGACACCTTTGTTGAGATGGTAAATGATGGAGCATTTGTTGAGCAAATCGCAGACGCTCTTGATCGAAGCGTAAACTCAGTACGAGGCAAGGCTCTTAGCCTCCTTCGTTCTGGTGATATTGATGCGATTCCGCGTCAAGAGTTTACAAAAGGAACTTCCAAAGAAGATCCTTTGGCAGATTTGGGCGACGTGTCAGAAATGACTGTCGACACAATAGCAGACGCTATTGGCAAAACTCCTCGTGGAGTTAAAACGATGCTAACGCGTCGTGGCCTTATTGCGGCTGACTATGACGGTGCTGCAAAGCAAGCAAAAGCAGCAGGTTAATTTAGGCGGGGAAACCCGCCTTATCTTCGGGGGAAGAGTTGAACATCGCAAGTGCGTTAATAAAGCAGGTTATAGCTCTGCAGGATTTTGATACCTGGAGTTCTGTACGCCGAGATTATTTACCAACTGAGTATCACAGTTTATTTTCTATAATAGACAAACATACTACGACGTATCACTCTCTTCCCACCTTTGAAGAGTTAAAGTTTTCTATTCGTGATTCAAAGTCTCTTGAAAAGCTCTATGCTATTGAGACAGTACAAGTTGAAGCGGATGCTTCAATGCTTCTTGATTATCTCAAGAACGAGTACACTCAAAAGGAGATACTTGATTCACTAGAAACTTATATTGATAATTCTGTAGCTTTTGAAAATGCAGAAGAATCAGTAACCCATCTGCATCAAATTGTTCTCGATGTCGAGAAGAAAGTTGATTTGCAACCGCCTCAGGAGAGTATGCAACGTATCTCTCTATTTGAGGATGATGAAGAGATTTCCAGATACCTTGCTTTGGGATTAAATGAGAACTATGATCGCGAGATTCGGTTCTCTCCAAAAGACCTTGTATTGATTGGTGGTCGACGAGGTGCTGGTAAATCTCTAACTTGTGCTAACATTGCTCATAATGTGTTTGAAAGTGGTAGGTCTGCGATGTATTTTACCATCGAGATGGACTCTATCCAGACTCTACAAAGAGTTTGTTCAATCGCAACGGGGATACCATTCTCAAGACTTAGAACTAAAAATCTAAGTATTCAAGAATGGGAACTTGTAACTGGCTGGTTTGCTAGTCGTTTTGAAAACAGTAACGGAATTTTTGAAGAATACAAGGAACACCGAAACTTTGAAGACTTTCATCATAAACTTACAACAACCTGTGGGCTTCTCCCGACCCAACAAGTAGATGTAATTTATGATCCAGGCTTGACGCTTGCAAAAATCAAAGCCGAAATGGACAAGAAAGTGAAAGCTCTCGATGTTGCAGTAGTTCTTGTAGACTACATAAACCAAGTGAAGCGTTCAGCTATTCCATCTCGTATGGGACAGTACGACTGGACAGAACAAATAGAAGTGAGTAAAGCACTAAAGAGTATGGCACAGGAGTATGAATGTACTGTTGTTACGCCATATCAAACTGACGCTGGCGGTGAAGCGCGTTTTGCAAAAGGTATACTTGATGCTGCTGATGCAGCGTATGCTCTTGAAACTTATGACCAAGAGGATGCATGTATGACATTCAATTGTACTAAAATGCGTTCAGCCGCCATGCGCTCTTTTACTTCTACCGTTAACTGGGAAACCATGAAGATTGGTCCAGAAACTGCGATGACTCCAAAGGAAAGAGAGGAGTCAGAGCACAAGACAGGAGAAGATATAGATGATATCTAGAAGCGACCTGCCTCAGCTCAGTGTAGAGCTACTAGAAGAAAAAAAGATTCCTTATGAGTATCTCAGACTTACTGTATCGAGTATAAAGCCTATTCAGAGTGATCGGCTTCCTTTCGATGATAATAGATATCTTGAAAGATATGTAAAAATTATAAATGATACCTATAAACCTCTTGTTATAGATAAAAACTTTTATCTGATAGATGGACACCATCGTTATGATATTATGAAACGCATGGAGTTTTTTGAAGTTGTAAGAGTTTTACAGTGTGGAATTAGTTATCAAACAGTTATAGAACTTTTCAAAAAATAATTCTTGACTTTTTAATCTTGAGCTGATATAATACGCATATGAAAAACAGGGGCAATTCTGCCTCTGTTCTTCGTTCATCTTACTCTGTAAGACGGAAGTAGACAATTTTTGTTGAAGGAACGCAGACCTTTAGGAGAAATGTTATGACTACTATATACAGAGGCGTTAGAGCGCATTT